GGGTGTCCCATGCGGGGCCGCATTCGCAGCAGATCAGCGCGGCGGGTGGCTGTCGGCTGGGCTATCTCCCCGGTATCCGGCAGCCATGCCGGGCGGGACGCACGCACTGTGCAGCCCTCGCCCGGTCGGAATCCCGTCAGCCGTGCGCCTTTGCGTAGAGTTGCCGAGTCTTCGCCACCACGATGGCATGCTCGGGATGCTTGGCGTCGAAGTAGGCCGGGTGCGCCATCAGGCTCTGCAGCGTGTCGCGCTCGCCCGAACTGAAGCCACCGGGCGGGCGGTCCTCCTTCAACTCGGGCGCAATGCGGGCCATGAACTGCAGAAAGTCGGGGTCACTGCCGAACTTGGCCTCGATCTTGGCCAACTGCTCGTCGCCGCCAGCGTAGGCTTTCACCACGCGATAGGCCCCAGCCAGGCCAGCCTGCATCTGCTCATCGGTCTGCCAGATCTTGCGCAGTTCGGCCTCGGCCACCTCGGGGCTGGTCTTCATCGACTCGCGCTGTGCGAACGCCTCCAGCACGTAGCCCACCTGGGCGTTGGTCATGCCCTTGGCGTGCGCGCCCTTCAGGAACCCCTGATACAGCGGGTCGGTCTTCAGGGTGTCGATGCTGATGCCCTCGGGCACCGGAGGGGCGTAGTCTTCGGGGCTCTTGGGGGCAACGTCACCAGCGCCCAGCTTGGTGGCCAGGGCGTTGTACCCCTGCGCCTGCTTCAGCGCCGACGCTTCCCAATCCGTCGTGCCGTCCTCACGCTTGACGAGGTACTTGTCAGGGATGGCGGGGGCATCTGCTGCAGGTGCTGCTGCAGGGCTCTGTCCACCGTCGCCAGATCCCGCGCCCCGAGCCAGCAGGCTGCCAGCCGGCGCAGTTGCGCCACTTGGTGCACTGACCGCAGGCGCGGGACTTGGAGCAGGAGCGCCTGCGTCAGCAGCGGGAGCCGGGGCCGTGGGAGCAGCCCCCCCAGCCAGCGCGCCATCAGGCCCGGCCTGATCCATGAGGGGAAAGCGTCGTGCATGCATGTGTCAACCTCGCCGGCCTGGGTGGCAAGGGCATGCACAGGGCCGGCGTCTGGGCGTGCCCGAGAAGATCAGCGCCCTGGCGGCTCGGCCTTGGCCAACTGCGCGTGAATGTGTTCGATCACTGCCTTGGTGCCGCAGTTGTAGGCGGTCTGGTCAGGCTGCCCGGCCACGAACGGCGCATTGGCAAACAGGCGCGTCAGGTCGTCAAGCACAGCTTGGCCGTCTGCGGTCAGTTCAAAGGTGCCTAGGTACTGCTGCGGGGTTGTCATGTGCACCGGCAGGGGCTTGAAATCAGGGCAGCAGCGCCTGCACAGCGTCCGCGTCCAGCCCGGCTTGGATGGGCGCACACATCACACCGCCGCGCATCTGCACCACGCGATACCCGGCCTCGCCGTGGTCGAAGATGTGCAGCGTGCGGCCGTCGCCCGCGTCCACCTGGGCGCGCTTGTGTTCGCCGCAGCAGCCTTCGGCATTGAATGTCAGGTCAGCGATTTTCATGATCCGGTCAACTCCATGACGGTGGGGGCGCTGATCGAGTACGTGCCGATCACGTTGGATTGAAGAGTCAGCAGCCAGGGCCATTGCGTTGAGTCGGTGGGCTGCTGGATGAAGCCCGGGGCGCGTGCCGTGCTGTTGCCGAACACAAGCGCCGTCGCGCTGTTGGTGGTGCCGCTGTCAAGTTGGATGCCGTACCCGCTGTCGTATCGCTCCTCGATGGACGCATACGGCCCCTGCACCACCACCTTGCCAGCAACGACGCGGGCGCAGTTGCGGTACTCGGTCGGATACAAAGCAGAGGCAGCGATGGCGGTGTTGATCGCTGCGGCCACCTCGTCGGCAGTTGTGGCGGTGGGTGTGCCGCCCGCAGCGTTAAATTCCAACTGACCCTTGGCGTCGATGTTGATCTTGATCTGCGCCGGGCTGCTGATGAGGTTGAACGGCCCGGCGTTGCCGATGACCTTGGGCGGGCTGACGCTGGATGTCGTCGGGATCGTCACCACCAGGTCGGCGCGCTGCAGCCGCGTCCCGTTGCCTGCCGCGCCCACTTGGCGCTGCCCCAGATATGTGGCATTGGTGTCGGCACCAACAAACGCCGGCACCTGCCCACGCGGCGATTGCAAAGCCAGCACAACGCCATTGCCGCTGGTGTAGGCAGTGAACTCCACGGTGCAGGAAAGCAGGTAGGTCTTGCCCGGTTGCAGCATCAGTTCTTGCTGCGCAAAGATGGTCGCGGTGCTGGCGGTTGTCGTGCAAACAAGGGCGTCATTTGCCACGCTGACCGCACTGAACACGCTGCTGGAAGTCACCAGATACCAACCGGGAACCTTGAAGCCGGCGTCTGTCTGATTCAGCAGCGTGGTCCCATCGTTCTTGAACTTGCTGTTGAACACCAGATTCTTCGGCATCACGCACGAAGCCCGGCGCCGGTACATCTCAGAAGGCCCAAGGTTCAGCAGCGCGCCCGATGTAACCTTGCTGCCGGCATAGGCCACAGCGGGCACAAAGTCGGCCTCTGTCATTTCCCCGTAGGCGTCACCGTTCGGGAAGCTATAGCGCCCGCCGCTGCTGCCGTCAGGGATCACCTTGTGCGTGTTCAGCGACACCAAGAACCCGGGCGAGTCGCACAGAGCGTCAATGCAGGCCCTGTAGCGGGCCAAGTTCCAGCCCACAGCGCTGTTGTCTGCCGTGGTCTGCATGATTGCAAACCGTTGATCGCCAGCAGCCATGAGCGTCTGATAGGGCGCAATGAATCGAACGTCTGGATTGCCCCGAAACGACTCGTAGCCAATGTGGTCGCTCAGGTACTGGTGGAAGTCGTCGCCGGGCTGGGCAAAGTGGGTAAGCGTCAGATTGTTGGCCGCTGCAACCTCGCGGCTGCGCACCAGTTGCCGCTCGATCATGTACCAGCGCGGCAGGCCAGCGTCGAAGCTGGTGCGCTTGGCTTGAATCTCCGACTGCTGCACCTTGAGGTTCAGTGAAGATTCATCACCCACCACATAGGATTGGAAGGTCGCCGTCTCGGTCTTGCGGTTGTCGCTCAGTGCAGCGGTCAGGCCGGTGATACCGCCCGCATTGACCGCCGTGACCACAGCCGACAACGTGGTCGATACCGTCAGGTCAATATTCAAGCGGCGCACGCCATCGCAGTACACCTCAAGCCGGTTGCTGCTGTTGCGCGCCGCATAGACTTGGGCATACCCCCGGCCGATGTAGCGCAGCACGATGCCGCCGCCTGCCGCAAACTGCTGGTTTGCCGTGGCAGTCACGTTGCGCGCCGACACCACCAGCAGGTTTCCGGACTGCTCCAGGCCGGTCAGTTCATCGGCCAGCGTCGCGGTCCAGACGCCACCGCCCTGCACGTTGATCTGTGCGGCCAAGGCAGCAAGGGTGGTGTACGTGCTGAAGGCAAGCGCAGCATTCTCCCCGCCGCCGTTTCCGGTCAGCGTCAGCGCGCTGCTGCTGATCGCCACAGTGGGCGCACCAGCCGCCCCGGTGTAGCGGATTCGCATGCCGGTGTTGATGCGGCTCCACGATTGGATGTGGCGCGACCCGTGGCTGACCACCTCAACGCCCATCGTCGGCAGGCTGGCAACCTGGCCCCACGATGCCATCTCACCCGTTCCGGTTGGCGAGGTCGTGCCGCCTTGGCTGGTGTCGGTGTTGATGGCGCAGAAAGTCTTCAGCCCGGCGTCACGATAGGCCGGTCCCATGCCGCCCACCCACTGCGCATAGGGGTGATCGCCGCCCAGCACCAGGGCCGGCAGCAGATTCCAAGGTGTTGACACCAGGGCTGATAACGCCGACTCCGGAATGCTCACCACCCACGGCGGCCCGGAAATGTTCATCACCATGCTCTGCTCCTTACGCCGTCGCGGCGCGCTTGAATGCTGCGTCTGCGGCCATGCCCTGCACTTGCTGGGCCTGTGCCGCCTGTGCCGCCTGTTGCTCGGCCTGCTGCTTCGATTCGCGGTAGAGCTTCAGCGCCTTCTCGTCGCGCAGCACCTTGGCCGGTGCGCCCAGGCCATCGGACGCAATGCGCAGCGACTCCTCGGCGTCGATCAGGTCTAGCGCTTCAGGCTTGCCCGTCTGCGCCATCAGGCCCGCAAGGCTGATGAGCCGTTCGGTCGCGCTCACATCCTCCAGTTTCTGTGCACGGGCCAGCGGCGACTGGTAGCGCACGCGGAAGACCTCACCGGCCAGGCTCTCGGGTGCATCGTGCAGCACCACCGGGCCAGGAGCCCCGCCCAACTCAGGCCGACCGCGGCGGTACATCAGCCCGAACACACGCTCGATGGTGGGCGCCAGATCCTCGGACTGGAAGCGCCCGAACAGCGGGCCCAGCAGTTGGCGGATCAGCGCCACTCGCACATGCACCTCGGTTGCCGTCATCGCCGGGCCGTCCTGCGGCTGCAGTTGGTCAGCCATCAACAGCTTGCGGATCTCGGCGCGCATCTGGTCGGCTTTGCTGAAGCTGACGTTGAAGTCGGCACCAGACGGCAACGGCTTGATGCTGTCCACGCTGTTGGCCACGATGACCGAGCCGCCGCGCACCTTGACCGTGCGGGGGTTCAGAACGCCGTCATCCTCGGCCACGTACACGCCAGCCGCAGCACGCGCCACAGCCACCGCCTCCAGGCGCAGCAGTTCATTCAGGCTGCGGATGGTGGGCAGCGCGTTGGCAACCGGACCGATGGCGTAGGCGCTGTTGGGCAACTGCACCCAGCGCGGCACGATCACCGGGCTCTCGTGATAGCCCGACTCCCGCACCTCCTGCTTGCTGCCGCACTCGATGTGCACCGATGCCACCGGCAGATTGCGGGCCATGCGCGAGCCCGGCGCCGTGTTGCTGCGCGGGTAGATGCAGTGCATAAACTCGTGCTTCGCGTCGGGCTTCAGCATCGCATCGCTGCGCACCTTCTCGCTCAGCCGGTCCTCACCGTACTCGCTCACCGCCTGCTCGGCGCTCAACGTGAACTTGCGGAACACCGTGTCAATGCGCCCGCCCGGCTTGCTCGATGCGATCCGGCACTGGCTCAGCGGCCACTGCTGGAACATCAGCCGGCCGGTGTCGGCGTCCTCGTCCACGTACAGCACGAACCAGCCAGCGCAGACGCTGTCCAGCACGCATTCAAACTTCGCGCTGTCGTAGTTCGCGCCGTGGATGGCCTCCCACATCGCCTCGGCGGCTTCACCGAGCCACCGCTTCTCGTCGTCGGATTCCTCGCCCACATCCATGGCGAACCACACCGAGTTGGCCGGCGTCATGCCAGAGATGACCGAGGAAGTCAGCAGCCTGGCCGCGTCGGTGGCCGTGCTGTCCATCAACTCGGCTTTCTTGTTCTGCGCTGACTGGGCGTCGATGTGATCGCCCTGCAGACCGTCTGCCCGCTCGGGATAGGTGGCCTCAAAACAGGCCCGCCACACCGCCACATGCCGCTGGTAATCGGCATCCATGGCGCCCCAGCGCCGCATCAGGCGGTCGGCGGTGTCGCTCACAGGATGACCTGACCCGAGCCGCCGCCCATCTGTGCGCGGCCCATCAGGCTGGTGGTGGATCGGCTGGCAGTGCCCGGGTCGGTGGTGGGTGCGCCGCTGCTCAGCAGGCTCTGCTGACGGCGCCGCTGCGTGGCTGCGATGCGGGCGTTGGCTGATTGCGCCGCCCTGGCCTCGGCTGCGGCACGCTCAGCGGCGGGGTCGGGGCTTGAAGATCCGCCGCCCTGGTTGCTCATCACCTTCGCAGGGCCAGCGCCGAACAGCACGGTCATCGCGTCACACATGGCACACCTCAGCGAAGCGGGGGGCGGGGAGCCTCGGCCGGGCACACCCAGCCCTGGCGAGTCAGCACCGGGCCGGTGATGGTCTTGGGGTCGATGTCGATGGCGTTGGGCAGCCCGTCATCGGCCGCAGGCTGCGCGGCCGGTGCATCGTCGGGGGTGTCGGCGGCTGCTGCGCCTGGCGTGCGGATGGTGCGGGCCATGGGTGGATGTGCGGTAGGGTTGAACCGCCCGCACTCTGCCCCCCGCATGGGGTCGGAATCCCGTCATGAGAAGCTGCGCAGCATCTGCGACACGCTGGGCACGGCCTTGGTCATCGGCGCGTCGGCCAGCTTGGCACCGCACCGCACGCACCACAGCGCCAGCAGGCAGTGCCCGGCCCAGTACGGCGGCTCACTCGGCGCGTCAGGGTTCAGGTAGCCGTACAGCGTGCTTTTCCCGACCTCCACCTCGTCGGCGATCTGCTGCATCGACATGCCAGCCGCTTGCAGGTTGGACAGGATGCGCGCCCAGTCGATGCGGCGGGCTCGGTTGACTGGCGGTGTCGTCATAGTTTTGGTCTATCAAATGCGCGTGCGCGATAGTAGGCTTTACTCATGCAGTCACATCCTCGATCCAATCCACCGTTCTCCGGTCGCGCTCCACAGCCACAGCAGGCGGCTTCTTTGGCCTGAGCAGTTCCGCCCGCTTCGCGCACTTTGGCCCGATGGCGAGCCGGCCGAGCATTGCTGCGGGCTTGTCGAGTGGGCGGTTGCACATGGCGCACTTCACGGCAGTCTGATTTCGTTCGTTGCCGGCAGTTGCATGAGCCACGTTGCCACCAGCGGCCTGGGCTTCCCGTTGCGCCGCTGCGGTGCGAGTTCTGCCCTGCCCTCTACCCATGCCCTGCCCTGTGGCGTGAGTTCCCAAACATGCGTGAAGTGGTGGCGGGTTGCGCGCACCAAGCCAAACTTGCGGGCATCGCGCAGCCCCTTGTACGGGTCGGCACCGTCTGCGCCGTGGTCGAACTCAACCCGCTGCATCGGCCTGCCTGCTGCGTAGAGTTCGCGTGTGACGAGTTTCCAGCCGCTCATTCCAGTGCCCCTATTGCGGTTAGTGCGCCTTGAACATCCGTCACGGTTGAGACTGGCCCGCCGCGCCAATCGACCATGAACGACTTTTGCAATTCGGTATGTCGGGCCGGCTTCGGGTTGCGCTTGCCGGTTACCGTTTTAACTTCCATCAGCAGACTTTGGCCTCTGTAGCCCACCAGCAGATCAACGGGCAATCCGATGATCCAGACCGATGCGCCTGCCTGCCTAAGCGCGGCCACGATTTCGGCTTGGTTTGCGTCAACTCTGGCCGCGTGTCTCATCTCAAGCCTTGTGGGTGCCTTCCACGCCACGGCGCATGCGCTCCAGGGTGCGGCGGTTCAGCCAGTTCTGCGCGTCCTCAATGTGAGTCAAGGCCAATGCGTTGTAGCGGCTTGCAAATGGTCCCTGCTGGAAACTGCGCAGCCGGTCTGCCACGATGGCAAGCAACACCTCATGAGTCAGGCCATTGACGCCGGCCTCATTTATCGGGCCGTCCTGAAACTCGATCAAAGTTTTGTCATTGCCGCTTTTGCCGGCGTAGCCGCTCACGATGTAGCGGTGGTGTGCGCCGCCGCTGCCGGGTTGGTCAACAACCTCCACGGTCAGCACATCATTGGCCGGATTCACTTTGTGGTCAGTCAGTTCGCGCATTTGCGCTCCTAGGGTTTGCCGGCAATAGTCGTGTGCCGGCTGTCACGTTCTTAACGGCCCACCCACTCCCGCGCCTGCTTCGGCTCCGTTGGCTGCACTGCTGCGCTGTAAGGCACATGCATGCGCCACAGTGGTGCGGTGCAGTCGGCAACGTGGGCACCAGCCGGCACAGAAAAGTCAGCGATCCACATGCCGGGCTTGTACTCAGCGCCCCGGCGTGCGCAGGGTTGCGGGTGGCGGCATGCGCTGGCGGTGCACTTCTTGCCGTCTGAAAGCCAAAGCGGGGCCTTCATGCCTGCCCCCTCAGTTGCTGCCATTGCCGGGAGAACTCACCAACAACCACAGCACCGGGCGGCAGTTGATACCGGGCGTCGAACTTCGGCGTGTCGTCGCGGGTCCACTTTGCGCGGCTGTAGTCCACCGCTCCCCGGATGTCGCTTGGCGTGCCCTTCAGCACCACCGGGGCGGGTTCTGCCGGCTTCAGCTTGATCGCCTCAAACTTCGGACTCGGCTTTGGCGGTGCTTTGCGCGGCTGCTGGGCCTTGCTCTTGAGCCGTTCACCGATTGCCACAAGCCGCTGCTGCCTGCGTTCTTCACGCGCCTCGCGTGCGGCCTGGCGGATCTGCTCCTTCTTGCTCCGGGGCCGGTGCGGGTTGTTCTCCCACGCTTTCACGCCTGCGGTCTGCCACTCACTCGGCACCAGCGGTGGCAGAACTTCCCAGTTTGCCGCCCGTTCAGCGGTGTCGAAGTACCGCAGCCGTGCCCCTGCCCTGTCGGCGCGGAAAATGCGCTTCTGTTCTTCCATCTTCCGGGTGTGCTTGCCCAGCGACGAAAGCGTGATTCGCACACAGTCCAGCATCTGAGCCGCTGACGCACCTTCCGGCGCTTTCGTCAGTTGGTGCAGCCTGTCCCTGATCGTAGGCGGGGCAGCAGCACGCTTCTCAGCCCGCTGGCGCGCCTTTTCCGCCTTGGCTGCGGTGAGGGTGGCTTCTCGGGCTTTGCGCTTCTCTCGCGCCCGTTCTGCGCGCCTGTCGTGGGCGTTGGCCCATTCGGCTTGCTTGACCTTCGCCAAGGCCATCGGGAACCAGCCAACAATGCCGCCTTCGATGTAGACGGGGGCTGCTTCACCGAATGCGCTGATCCGGCTCAGAGCGTTTTTGGTATGGCTGATGCTGTAGCAGGCCCGGTCCATCAGTTGCCGCATCGTCAGCCCGGGATGGGCATTGATGAGTTCGATCAGCTTCAGAACTGCCTTGCTGTCGCGTTCGATTGGTTGTCGCTTCATTGCTTCCCCTTGAATGCCGGGCACCTTTGCGGCAGTTGCGCCAGCGTCGTCCCGATTTCGATTGATGCCCACGGACTCAGCCCGGCGGCTTTGGCTTGCATGCACCGGCCGGCTTTGAAGTGCTGGCATTGGCGGCATGTGCGCCTGTCGTCGGTCACTGTTGAGCTCGAGCGGTCGGCCGATAGCTGGGCCAGTCAAACGCAACCCACCTCGAGGTTTCGCGCAAACGATCAAAAACGCGATCCCCGACAAACGACTTGAATCCGTCCTTGTCCTGATTCGTCAGCAGGATGGTCGGTCGCATGCCGCTGTAACGCCGGTCCATGACCTCGAACAGCAAGTTCTGCTCACCGTCCGTGCCGTACTGAGCTCCAACCTCATCGATGACCAGCAAGTCGAGCTCGTCACACAGCATGCGCAGAATCTGCCGCTCGCTGACTTCGCTGTCCCGGCGCCATGTGTCGCGCACCATGCGAATCAGCGACATGCATGTCGTGTAGCGCACGGCATAGCGGCCAACCAGCGACAGCATGATTGCGGCGGCAAGGTGGCTCTTCCCCGTGCCAGGAAGACCCGCAAACACCAGGCCAGCGCCCTTTTCGTGGTTGAGCTCGAACTGCTCTGCAAAGTCTCGAGCAACGGTCAGAGCTCGGCGCTTCTCGTCCGTGTCGGCGTTGAAGGCGTCAAAGTCTCGAGCATGGAATCGGGCAGGGATGTCAGCCTCACCGATTGCAGCCTCTCGAGCAGCACGCTGACGCTGCACTACTGCCGCAGCTTCCTCGCGCTGGCGCTGCTGGCGTTCTTCCTCAACACACGCCGGGCACTGCGCCCAAATCTCTCGAGTGCCAGTCTTCAACCTGAAGCCGGCTGATTCATACCCGCCATGACTCGGGCAGTCGGCTTGCCTGACGCCAAGGTCTACGCGGTAGAACAGAGGCGCTGCCTTGTCTGCCTCATCCATGCGGCGGCGCATCGTGGCAAGCCGCCTGCGGCCTTCCTCGCTGAGCTCTGGCTCATCGCGCAACAAGGCTGCCGCCTTCTCGGGATCGGGCTTAGGCAATGTGTCCATCTTCGGTTACCCCTTCGCGGTAGTTCTTGAGCTCAAATCCGGTGTGTTTCCCCGTGCGGCTTGCCTTTGGCTTCAGATGCTCCTGAATCCACGGCACAGGCTGCACAGGCCGGGCAATGGCGCAAGCCTCGAGTGCAGCCGCGACGGCTTTGTCGCCGTGGGTCTTGCACTGCATTGCCAAGAAGCTGCGGCCGTTCGATTCCTTCACACCTGCTGCTGTGAGCAGGGAAACACCAAGCGCAAAGACGACATCTCGAGCTGCCGGCGCTTCAGCGCCCGAAGCGATAGCTTCGGAAGGTATTTCTATTGGTGTTGGTGTTGGTGTTGGTGTTGGTGGCATTGCATCGGCATCTACTTTTGATGCCGTGGCATCTGTTGGTGATGCCGTGGCATTGCCGGGTTCTGCCTTCGGCATTGCCCACCGCTTGTTTGCCTTGTCGCGCTGCTTCTGCTGCTTCTCGCGCATGGCGGCAATCTCGGCATCTGCGCGCTTGTTGATCCAGCCCGCATCAGTCAAAGTAAAAAACTCCTCGAGCACAACGCGCACAGCTTCGCGCTGGCTTTCCGTCTGTGCCATGACTAGGCGACAGGCTGCGCGCATGTCTGCCGGGATGGGCTTCTCTGTCGTGTAGTAGGTGTCCAGCAGGCGACGAAATGCCGCGTCTTCCTCCCAGCTAAGGTGCCGGGTGGCGCTTAGGTAGTCGCCAATGTGGAACGGGTAGTAATTCACGAGCTCAGGCCGTCCACCGCGTCGGCTTCACCAGCCGATAGCTTTTGAACCGCGCACCGTTTGACTTCACCCACTTGTCAACGATGGTGTGGCCTGCTGCGCGCCACTCGCTCACACGCTGGCTGATGGTGGCAATGCCGCACAGGCTCAGTGCGTCGATGTGCGTCATCCAGCGCCGGCCCAACAGGCGAAACAGCGCGGCTTTCTTGGTTGCAGTAGTCACTGGATGCTTCCTCATACTGGATGCGCGATCACTCACAGCGCAGGGGATGTCGCGCAGCCAATGCCATAGACGGGCGGCGTGTGCAGCGCGATGCTTCGGACATGTCCACTCACCCAAAAAGAAGGCCCACCAGTGCGGAGCGAATCACGCAGCCGGTGGGCCAGAAGGCCCCGGACGGCAGCGCGGGAGAAAACGCAGCGTCCAACGGATCGGCCGTCACCACGGGGGCCAGGAGAAGCGGTCATTCAGGCGCTCGCTGTGTTGCGCCGCACAAGGTCAGCGGATCGCGCACTACGGCCAATGCTGATAGCCTGCTGCTTGGTCAAGCCGGTGAAATACTCGCTGCGGTTGATGCGCCGGCCAATCTCAGCCGCCGCTTCACAGGCCACGCCCTCGGCCCAGCACTTGCCGCCACGGTAGTAGTCGTCTTCAACGCAACCAAAGTAGTGCGCCCAAGCAATCGCGCCGCCGGTTTGGTGCCAGTACGCCAATACGCGGGCTCGCGGGTGCCTCGCCTTGCCAAACTTCACGCGCCCATCGGTAAAGCCGATTGCGTACAAGCCGGCGCCGATGCCGGCTTTGGTCGGAAAGATGCGAAGCGCATTTCGCTCGTCA